TTATGGAAAGCTAGACCAGTAAGACCAGACTGTTTAATTAATGCTGCTGATGCTTGGGATCTATTCAATAAAGAAACAAGCTTACCTATCTCAGACTTTCCTTATCCAAAGTTAAATGAATATACAAGAGGTTTATTTCCTAGTCAGTTATTTACTGTAGCGTCAGGGTCAGGAGCAGGTAAGAGTACAATTTGCAGAGAATTGGCTCACCACTTCTTATGTAAAAGTAATTTAAAGTTAGGGTATATAGGTTTAGAAGAATCAGTACAGAGAACATTACAAGGTCTGGTTGGTATAGAACTTAACTGCCCTTTACATTTAAACAGCGAAAGATATACAGACGAAGAAATTAGAAATGCTTTTGATAAGCTGACATCTACTAGAAATTTATTTTTATATAACCACTTTGGTAGTCTTGACCCTGATGTATTACTAGAACAAATAAGGTATCTAGCTACTGTTGATAGAGTACAAGTGGTTATCTTGGATCATATAACAATAGTTACAAGTGGACTTGAATTAGACAATGAACGAAGAGCTATAGATGTAACCATGACAAAGCTAAGAAGCTTATGTGAATCAACAGGCATAGCTCTTATACTTGTCAGTCATTTACGCAGACCACAAGGACAGGCACATGAAGAGGGCAGAGAGATTTCGACTTCAGATTTAAAGGGGAGTTCTGGACTACTTCAATTATCTGATGTCGTTTTAGGTGCTTCACGAAACCAAGTAGGAGAAGCATACGAAAGATCAAGACTACAACTAAAGATACTTAAGTCAAGACATACTGGTATGACAGGAGAAGTA